CTGTAAGCGTAACAACTTACAGACCTTTTTTATTGTTTAACTTTAATACTTTTAGCTATGGGAGAACCTTATGCAGTACGCTGGACAGATGGTAAAAGGACTGTTTACAAGACTAAAAAAGACTATGAAATGGCGAAACTTTCATCTTATGGTAGAACAAACCAAAGATTGTACGCTTCTTTTTCTAAGTAATCTAATTTTTTTAGTTTATGCTTAACCGTGCCCAGCAAATCATTGAGCAAATCGCTCAAAAAACCAGCAAGGTGAAAGACCTTGACCACATAGCACGCTATATGCACTATATCAATAAGAAGTATCCAAAAGCACGAATCATTCAAATACCTCATTTCTCTGTATTCTCATATATCAAAACAGGATATTTAGGACACACACAAAACGAAAAACAACGCCTTTATAACCTTGCAGAACTTACTGATAACATAAGAGATAAAACAAATATAGAGTGGGCGGTATTTGGATTTAAACAATCTGATAGTATGAACCGCCGTGTAATGCTCCGTACTTACCAAGATGAAGCAATTAACGAAAAGAATAAAAAAGTATACCCTCTATCTACTTACAAGAATGCCGATATAATAGAATATATCAAAGCAGAAAAGCTCATCACTCCTGAAAAATACGGAAACAGTCAATCATCAGGAACAGATATAACAGACCTCCATTATTTACTTTTTCTACGCAACCATTACCCTAACGACCTTAAAAAGATAATTAACGAGTTCCCATTAGTAGAACGCAAATTATACGAGTACGACTATGAAACAGCTAAAACAATCTGAAACCATTACCATAAACAGAACTCAAATCAACCTAAACCCTTATAACCCTAAAAAGCATACTGATAAGGAAATCAAAAACCAACTTGCTAACCTCAAAAAGGTAGGGTTCAACGGAGGTATAAAATGGAACAAAGTAACAGGTAACCTTATAGATGGACATCGTCGTATCAAGGCAATGGATATGTACTACAAGTACGATGGCACTCCTGAAACTGACTACCAAGTAAAAGTAGAAGCAGTAGAGTTTGACGAAAAGACAGAAAAAGAACAACTCACCTACGAAGCACTTGGCAACACACGGGCGGATTATTCCCTTGTAGCTGAATATATCAACGATATAGATTACACCAACTTAGGATTAAGTGACTATGATATTAACGAGCTTTCTAATTTCATTGTTGATATAAACGACTATACTCCAGAGGTCGAAACGTATGAAGACCTCATAACTACAACACAAATAGAAGCAAAAGACTTACCTACTTACGAAGATAAAAAGGAACAAGTCAAACAAATGAAACAGCAAGTAAAAGAAAAAGCCATAGAGCGACAAAAGGACGAAGACGCTTTTATTACTCTATCCTTTTCCACCTATGAAGCAAAATCAGCCTTTTGCGAGATTATAGGAATAGACCCTGACGAACGTTTTGCTAAGGGTGAAACTGTCCTTAATATGATAGAATAATTTAACACTTTGAACAATCTATTATGAAACCTAATACAAATAAACCAAGCTTAAAAAAATTTGCAGAAATAGCTGAGAAATCAGGTGGAAATATATCCACAATAGCAAAAACTTTCAAGGTAAGCCGTACGACAATATATCAATGGGCAAAGGAAGATTCGTGCTTTCAAGATGTGATAGACGACCAAAGAGGAAGAATATTAGACGAGTGTATCGCTACATCAAGGGTATTAGCTCGAGGTATTCCTATCTTGGACGAAAACAAAAAAATAGTAGGATGGGAAGAGCGCCCAGATGGTCAAATGGTTCGTTATCTAATGAGTACGTTAGGTCGTAAAGAAGGATTTGGCGAAAATATAGATGTAACCACAGCCGGCAACCCCCTATCATCAAACATCAATATCGAAATAATCGACAAACGCGAACAAGTACGCACCGACGATGACGATACAAACAACTAACATATACGCACAAGTTGATAAAGCTATTAAGAAGGGTTATACAACAGTTTCAGCTCAAGGTAGTAGCCGTAGCTCGAAAACATATAATATTCTTATTTGGCTCATCATCTATTGCCTTTCGCATTCTCGCACGCGCCTTTCTATCGTCCGTGCCACACTACCAGCACTCAAAGGCTCAGTATTTATTGACTTTAAGGAAATACTATACAAGCTAAACATATTCGATGAATCCTGCCTCAACAAGTCCGAAATGATATACACATTTCCTAACGGCTCGTGGGTAGAGTTTTTTTCCACCGATAGCGAACAAAAGTTAAGGGGTCGTAAGCGCGATATATTGTACATCAATGAAGCTAACGAACTCAAGTTTATTGAGTTTCAACAGCTAAAAATGCGTACTACCCAATTCACTATTGTCGATTATAACCCCTCATTTTCCGATGACCATTGGCTGTGTGGACTCAATAAAGACTCTCGTACCTATCATTTCATATCCACCTATAAGGATAACCCCTTTTTGGAACAAACGATTATTGATGAGATTGAGAGCTTACAGCACAAGAACAAATCACTTTGGCAGGTATACGGATTAGGACAACAAGCGATGATAGAGGGGCTTATCTTTAAAAAGGTTACTCTTATCGATGAAATCTCTATTTGGACAAAGAAACGTTTTATAGGGCTCGACTTTGGTTTTACCAACGACCCTACCGCTATTGTGGAAGTAGCTTTTTTGGATAACAAGGTATATATTGATGAAATATGCTACCAAACGCAAATGCTCACTACCGACATTATCGAAGCCCTTCGACCCTATTGTAACTACAAAATCATTTCCGAAAGTGCCGACCCTCGATTAGTGAAAGAAATAAAAAATGCTGGTTATAGTATTGTGGCGGTAACCAAAGGACAAGGTTCGGTAATGGAAGGGCTTACCAAAATGTTAGAGTACGAAATATGTATCACTCGCAGAAGCGAAAATATCATTAAAGAGTTTAAGAATTATACCTATGCCCAAAACAAAGACGGCGCATTCCTCAATGTACCCATTGATGCTTTTAATCACGCTATAGATGCCACCCGTTATGTATTCTTAGAAGAAATATTAGGGCGCAACCGCAAACCTAAAGACCTAACTGGTATGTTTTACTAATGAAAATCAATAATACTGACATACAAACCCTAAACGCTAAACTTGTAGAAGGTTCAATCGCAAGCCTCCTCTCATACCCCGCCCTCAAAGTACCCAATAAAAATGATTGGGCAGAGGAAAACGGTACAGAGTATGACCTTGCCAGTCCCCAACTGTCGGCAAAGGAGCTCACTCTACAACTATTACTGCCTGAAAGTAAATACAGCCAGTTAGTAACGCTCCTTACTGCTAATGCGTATGCCTATTATACCTTTAAGCAGTTAGAGCGTACCTACAAGCTCCGCCTCGTAGGACTCAACAAAGTACAAACTAATGGTAATTATATAGTAGCCGACATTCGTCTTTCAGACGATAGTCCGTTACAGAATTACACCTACCAAGCCCCAACCCTAACCGCTCACAATGTAGAAACCTATATCGACGGTAAAAACCTAACTCAATACGGTATAACCCTATTAGAAGGCACTCAGCAGGAAATCATCACAGCAGGCAATGCCAAAACGTATTTCACCGCACAAAACAGCACAATGAGTGGACTTGTTTCAGTGAATGCTCCCGTTACCATTCAGGAGCGAACAGCTACTCTCAAATGCTTTATGTACCTACCTATTACCGACTTTCTTAAAGGGTATTACGCCCTACTTTATGATTTAGTGCGACCCAACGCTCGAATCCTAAAATACGACAACAAGGAATATCCTTGTATCTATAAAGACGGCAAAATAACCGAACTATACATTGATACACCCCTAATATGGTGCAAATTCGACTTACAACTAACAATTGTCTAACAACTAACAGCTAAATAATATGCAAATCAATTTCAACGC